GTCCAGCCTGCGTGCGAAGCAAGCGTATCGCCAGCAGCGTAAGTGTTGCCAGAACCGGGGCCAGTAACGAGGCCGAGGTAAAACGCGGCTACGTACGAGCTTCCTTTGAAGTACTGGGTGTTCATGTCTTGCAGTCCTTGGTTAACCACAAGATTAGGTATTTGCTCTTCCCACTTCAGGTTGCCGTCCGCGCCAAAGCACTGGACAGTGAAGACGCCGCCGCCTCGCACGCCATTCTGTGCGGACACACCACCAATTGCCGAAGCGGCCACGGTGTCACTAGATTTTGCGATGTTACTCAACATGGTCGCTCCTTAAACAAGTCGAATGAGTGCAGACGTGCTGGTGTTGTCCGGCATCTGCACAGTGAAAGATACGGCGGACGTTTTGTCACTGCCGAAGTCCAGCACACAAACCGCCCCATTATCGCCGGGTGTGTAGATCAACGCTCCGCGAGCCGTGATGACTCCGGTCCACGTTGGGGATGAAAAATTGATGTACGTTGTACTGCCTGACGGTGTTGCCACCGAACTGATAGTGGCCGTGACGACCTGCCCACCAGCCACGTAGTTACCGCCCGACGCTTCGCCCGTAGTTGTGTAGGCAGTCGTGGTGGAATCCAGCGTTGCGGTGTTGGTGTACAACGCCAGATAGAACGTGTCCGTAGCAAAATTGATCGTGCCGTTGGCAAGACCAGTGCGTAGGGTGTTGCAGGAGTAGTTACCAGTAAATGCCATATCAAGTCACCGGCTGGCGGTACTGCCCGCTTCTGTATGCGTCCTGACGCTCCATGCCATCGCCAAGGCGTTTGGCCAGCGCAAGCGCTTCAGCGTACTTTTGCCCATAGAGATTGACCATATCGGTCTCGCCCTTCATGAACGTGTACGCCTCAACCAACGAACCGTACAGAAGCACGGAATCAAAGTTGTCACCCAACCACGTTGTGCCCGCAGTAACAATTGACTCGGGGTAGTAGTAATAGTGCAACTCGACGTTGTAGGCCGCATCAGGCGTTGGGCCAAGAATGAAGCTCAACTCGTTTGTGATTGTGGGAGACAGGCTGTTGGTCGTGGTTGGCCCAAACAAAGCGTAGTACCGGGGCAGACCTGTGTCCGTAGGGACGGGGTATGCTTGACGGATGAAGTTCACATCCTTGTTAAGCAAGTACTCGTAAACGCCGGTACCGTCAATAACAGCAAGCGAATACACCGCCAAAAAATCACCGGGGCACGACAAGTACTTGTTGTTCTGCGTGGTCAAACCTGTGACGTTTTTACGAAGCGATGGAAACTGCACCGAGTTGTAAATGCGCTGCTCGGCCTGCTTGATGAAAGTGTTGATCTGTGTCGTTGACGACACAGCACTTCCATCGGCAAGGTAAGTCTCCGGAAATTGGTTTTCCGTGTAAGACTGAATCGCAGCGACCAACTCGTTGTAAGTCATGCCATCGGACCTCTGGCCATCACGCCTTTAGTCGCAGCACCGGTGCCGCGAATCTTGATACCGTCAGTCTTCACGCCTTTGTAGTCGTTGCTACGGCTGTTGGCCACGGACTCGTTGAGGTCGCGCATGTACTGCTTGTTGTTGGCCGTACCGGCCTCTTGCATGGGCTTGTACTGAGGGTTCTTGTACTTGGTGGTAGCCATGATTAGCCTCCGCGACCGGTAGAACGCTGGTTCATGACCTTGGCCATGTTGCGCCCGTACTTGAGCATGTCGGCGTTAGTCTTGCCACCGGCACGGAGTTTGGTCATGGGCTGACCCTTATGCTTGGCTTTCTCGTGCTTGTGCACAGCCGCAGCAATCATTTTCTTGTCGGCCTTCACGTCGGCCTTGTCGTGCTTTTCCATGTTCGACTCCTTATGTCGTGGATACCGTTACTGTACCCAAATTTACCTGCAAAACCAAGTTATTTGGGGTCAAATCTGCATCAAAAAACTTAGACCCGCCCACGGGGTTCCACCCCCACTGGAAGATGCGGCTACCGCCTGTTGGGGTACCCGAGGCGTCCAAAGCTGTCCCGCCAGTCAATGCAATCTGCAAACCCGTCGTACCGCCCAAACGATACGTGTTGTCAGGGCGCGGATCACGCACGCCTTGAGGGTCGTCCACCGGGTACATGCCCAGTTGGAGTTGTGGATGGTCCGGGTCCCAGCAAGACGCGCAG